CCATGGATGCTTCTTCGTAACTGATGCCAATGTCCAGCTCAACACGAACATGCATGCCTGTATTTAACAATGTATCTGCACTGTCAAGCAGTGAGCTTAGTTTAGTCACACGATACAGTGGTTGTCCTGGCCAGCTGTGATACTCAGGCTCTTTACCCCAGTCCAGGATCATCATGCCACGATTGCTATCGCCGGCATCTGCATAGTTGTGAGGGAAACAGTTGCCAATGTAGTGTATGTTGTTGCGTTGTTGTCTTAGGTGAAAGTGTCCACTAAACACTTTGTCAACACCACCAAAGTCATTGGCACTGATTTCACCGTGATCAGGCATTTCTACCATGGCGTTCATTTTAAAATGTGGTAATTCAAAATGCCCAAACACATATTTTGAGCTAAGGTTTGGCACACGCTTGTAGTCATCACCTACCAGCCACGGAGCAATAGTTACATCACCGTCGGTAAACCAATCGTTGACAATTTGAATGTTAGGAATGTGTTTGGCCCACTCGGTGCTATAGATATCGCGTCGGTCACGATAATACAAATCGTGATTGCCGGGAATAAAGTAAAAGCGATCAAATGCCGCAGACAATTTTTCCAAGCTACGCAAGGAATATTGCAGTGTTTGCATGTTGATTGAACTTCTGTGATGACTCCAGTCGCCTAGGAACATTCCAGTTTCGCAACCGTTTTCTCGAGCAGTTTTGATAAACCAATCAATGAAATCGTTACAATCTTGATTGTGAACTAGACTGTTGGATTTGAGACCAAAATGGATGTCTGTGCAGACGGCAACTTTTTTAAATAGATTCATAGCAATTAGTTTAACATATATCCCATGGCCGCTGCAATCTCTTTGTGTGCAAATCGAAGATCTTGATTTCTGCGCTTATCGATTTCTGCAACCGTCTGCACAAACTTTGATTTAGTAACTGGTTGTCCTTTTTCTACCATTGCAACCACAACATCAATTTGACTTTGGTGCTGACCAAAGTTGTAATTTGTAAGCTTTTGTAGTACTAGATCTTTGGCTGACTCAGTCATGTTGGTAATGCAATAATGCTGTGGAGTCCACACAAGATTGATCCACCACGAATCAAAATCTTGTGAGTTGTACCATTCGCACAGTTCTGGCAAATACAATACATTCATAATGCTTACCACAGTACTGACCTGTGTTTTAAAATTGAACCTGCGTTCTTGATTAAATCGATGAATATTTTTTACAACTTGATTCCAGTTGGCACCGTTGCGCTGGTACTCAAACCTATCGCCAATGTCGTCAATACTAATGTCCAAATGAACCAACTTAAATTTTTCCCACAGTTCAAATATTGACTCAGGACATTGTGTACCATTGGTATTGTAACGCAGAGTTATGTTTTTTGCACAATCTAAATCTATTGCCTTTTTCAACACATCGAACTGTCGCGGCAACATCAAGGGCTCGCCTCCAGCAAACTGGCAATAATTTAAATTTGGAAGAAGTCGTTCAAGCTCAGTCCAAAACACCGGCTGAGTATTTGGCCAGTCACCGTTGCGTAAAGAAATATATGCTGGATGAGTTTTCTTTTCACTGGATGGTATGTTGGCCAAATTTTCTACTGCCCAGGACGAACTCAAAGTTGGACTACAGGTTCTACAACTTAAATTACATAAATTTCCCAATTTAAGATCAACTGAAGTGATATTTTTTATATCTTCAGATTCATAGTCAATGTTGTACAACTCATCTTTCAACGCCCAATTGTACAACATCCTGTCGCTCTTTTTACCTGAATCTTCTTCTCGCCAACACTTACTACACCCAGCGGGTCGATGTCCATCACGAAACTCTTGTCTCAGCGTTTTCATTGTTGGAGAAAAATAAATGCTCTCAATAGAAAATGATCCTTTGTTGTTCATGTTGAATTCTTGATCATGCTTGTTGGTCAACGGACCACTGTACACGCAACAAGGTCTCACTGTGCCACTTGGTTTGAACTCAAGTTGCTTCCACGGATACATGCACATTGTTTCTGGTGGATTCAACAACGGACGATGATTTTCTTGAATGATCTGCTGGTCTGGAATATCAATGTTGACTATTTCAAACTTGGTTGGGTCTGTACTGTATTTGCTGTGAACCGCATTAACTAGCGACTCGGCATCAGGGTCAGTGGTGCACAGCAATACAAAACAATTTGTGATATCTAGGTGTTGTACCACACGCTGAAGATGTGCTATCAAATCATAAGGAATCGCACCCTGAAACGCAACCACAATTCGTTCGTTGGGTGCGTACGAAGGTTTATATAGTTGCTTAAAGGTTTTGTATAAACTTGAACTGGGAAGAAATAAAAACTTTTTAAGGTATATTATTTCTTCAAAGTCATACTGATCAATATTGCTCATCAAGACTAGATGTAACTGGTCCGGATAAATGTGCAGTGCCCTTGCCTGAATTTTGCCGGGTCCAAGACGGGTTAAGCCCGTTCATTTCCAAAATATCATCACGGATATTTTGATTTTTCTTTTCCAAGTTTAGAATACGAGTAAAGCTGTTGGTGATGGCAGCAGTATAGTATGCAAATGGATTCTGTGATTTTGATTCATCGAACTGTAGACCAATTTGACTCAACTGCAACAATGCCTGTCCACGCATTTCTTCGTTGTAGGTATAGCCACGCCAGTTTGATCTTGTGGCATAACGCTCACACAGTTTCATAAACATCATTGCAAGTTTACGAGTCATTTCTCCGTGATCTCTACTGAACTCGCCGTTTTCTAAATCGCCTTTCCAGTGGCTTTTGCCCACAAGATAAGGAACTTTGTTTTCGTCTATGCGATAGTGATAGAATGGAGGAAAGTTCAATCTAACATGTTTGGGATCCAGCACAGGTACTTCTACCAACTCTGCCAACGGATCTTCGTCTTCAACATCTAATTCAAAAATATCTTGTAACTTTTGTTTTTTGGCTTCAGCTTTGGTTATTTTCTTTGGCGCCATTGGGATATGTTCCCAACAGGTAATACGAAATACTAAGTCTGTATTAGGAATCTTTTTAGGATCTACAATAACACCTTCACGCTTGAAGCGATCTGCTCTGTTGCGTCTGGCTTCTGCAATGGTTTTTTGATTGATCTTGTTTACTGCGGGTAAAATAATATCATATTGATGATCAATCTTGGGATCACGAAAGCTACAGTATGTATTTTTGCTTAAATGTATTTCTTTAAGGATATCTCTATTGTTGAGATAGTTGGTTTTTGCTGGGGTTCTAGCAATAGTTTCTGCCACTGGTTGTTCTCCTGAATGTATATTTATTGTAGCATAAAACCCACAGTTGTCAACCTTTATCATTATATTTGCCTATTATTTTACTGGTAAATACTGCACAGAGAACAACTATGGCCGGACTAACACCAGATCAAAAAGCATTTTATGAAGCGGACCTTGCACAGGTAACTGCTGCCATCGACATGTTGCAACAAAATATTGTTGAGCAAAACGCGGCCATCACTGATGCACAAACACAAATCAATGTGGCACAAGCACAAATTGCCGCAGATGAAGAACAATTGGGCAGTGAATCTAACAATCTCACACAAGATGCAGTTGATGCGTTAAATCAAAATATTTCCGAATCTCAGGCCAGTATAGATCAAAATCAAATTGTTATTCAGCAGGCCACAAACAATATCAATGTTGATCAAACTCAACTGGATGAACAACAACTTTATCAAGAACGAGATATAGAAGCACTTGGTGCTACAACATCTCCGGATCCTGTGGGCAACCAATCAGTAAATCCTGTGGCCTATGATGACGAAGGCAATCTACTGCCCGGTTATCAACTTGACGAAAACGGTAACCCTGTGTATGTGGGTGGCGGAACACCGCCCACGGTATTCTCGCCATCTTCGGTTAATTCTAGTACTGTAGGAGTCAATGGAGTAACTAGAACCGCTGCCAGCGCAACTGCAGCAACTACAAATGGAGTTGCACAACAAATTGGAGTTTCTTCCATACCGAATGTGATTGGTGCAATATCAGGATCAGTTCCGCTAACACCAGAGCAAGTAGCGGCAGTTAACCAAGCTGCCACATTGGCACTGGCCCAACAACAACAAACATTATCAGAACAACGCAATCAAAACAACAATGCTGATTGGCGGTTGACATTGAGCCTGGCACCTGGCAGCAATTATCTTTATAATGCAGATCCACCTGGAATATTGTTACCGTTGTTCAACACAGGTGGAGTTATATTTCCTTATACTCCAACCGTTGATACTTCTTACCGAGCAAATTACAGCAGTTATGATCTAACACATTCCAACTATCGTGGATATTTTTATCAAAACAGTTATGTAGATCAGATCACTATTCGTGCAATATTTACTGCACAGAGCACTGCCGATGCTGATTACTTGTTGGCAGTGATACACTTTTTTAGATCAGTTACCAAGATGTTCTACGGACAAGATGCAGAACGCGGATCACCACCACCAATTGTTTACTTGAACGGATATGGTGCATATCAATTCAGTAATCATGCTTGTTTGGTCAGTAACTTCACCTACAACTTGCCTGCGGATGTGGACTACATCAGAGCCGACACTGCAAGTAATCTTGGATTGAATCAAGTCAATCAAAGAAATCGTGCAACAACATCGACTACCACATCATTCAACAGTACCAACAGGTTAGCATCAGTAGGGTTACCACCCGGAGCAATCAATACTACTCCAGCAAGATTGTCATTGACCACAACTGCTCCAACCTATGTGCCAACCAAAATGGAAATTAGTTTGACTTTGTTACCAGTACAAAGTCGTCAACAAGTCAGTCAAAACTTCAGTGTCAAATCATTTGCCACTGGACAATTACTTAACGGAGGGTTCTGGTAATGGCTACATACGACAGCACCAGCCCTTACTATACCACTGGGTATAGTCAGTTTTTCTTGGATGTAATGGTTAATAGACCAATTGACAAACAAGTTGATGACATACTGTTTCAAATTAATTTGACTTACCAATATCGCCCAGATTTATTAGCATTTGACCTATACAAAGATTCTAGACTTTGGTGGGTGTTTTATCAACGAAATCCTAATACTTTGCAAGCACCACCTTTAGATTTTGCTGCAGGCGTACAAATTTATTTGCCAAAACTCAGCACATTAAAATCTAATCTAGGATTCTAATATGGCAATTACCCTGCAAGATATCTATGTCGCGATAGCTCTCAATGGTATTTCATTCAATGGTTCAACTATTAGATTTGCCTCAGCACAGGATGTTGCAGCTTATATTGCTCAAAATGGAAACTTTCCTTCGTATGCTACACTGACTTGGCAAGGACAACAGGTACAATACGGAGTATCGTTATCGCAGTTGGTCACTGCACTGCCACCAGTAGACAGCTCTGGACAAATTGCAGCCTCGCAACAGGCAGCGCGCGATGACGGAGCCAACACACAAAATCCTCAGGCACCTGCTACCACGCTTACACTAGATGGTAGAATTGTGCCAACCAATCAAAACAGTGGAGTTGTCAACACAACTGTGGTCAATGGACAAACAGTGGCACAGGACGAAGAAGCTGGTACTGACGGTCCTCTTGTGTCTATATCTCAGAGCCAGGCAACTCCGCCTCCAGGAACCACCCAAGTAAACGGACAATCTGTTAATACTTTGCAAGGCGTTGACCCAACCACTGGGTTGACTCCAGAAGTTGCTGCACAAATAGGATCTGCGTATGGTTACAACACCATGGTTGGTTCAACACCGGGTGCAGGTGCAGGCACTGGATTCAATAATCAATCAAATACCAATGATGACAATACTGGAAAAAATAATCAAACAACATCGCAGGTACTGTCTCAAACTTTTACTGGACAAATTCCCACACAAGCAAATCAGCTAGATCAATACGCCAGTTACACCTATTCATTGAGTTGGTATTTGTTAACACCGTCGCAGTACAATGCCATGCTTGACAGTCAAAAGAAAGACATATCCAATTGGCAATTGTTGATGCAGAGCGGCGGAGCTGCTCCTACTCCAACTATATTCTATGAAGCCGACGGACAAGGTTCGCAGTCCACCGGAGGACGCAGCCAATATTTTCCTGTAGACTATTACATGGATGATTTAGAAATTGATTCTAAGATTCCACTGGGCGGTACAAACATGAGTAACTCAGCTACAGATTTACGATTCAAAGTAACTGAGCCAAACGGCATCACTTTGATCAACAACTTGTATCAAGCAGTAACTTCAGTGTACAAGCAAACTCAACAAGCAGTTAGTTCTACTACTAATACAATTGTAAACACAACTTCTCAAAATCCCAATTATCCAATGGCACAGTATTGCATGGTCATACACTTTTATGGGTATGACAGCAATGGTAATCTTGTGGCACCGGCCACCGGCACATACATCGATTCATCAAACAACATAAGCTCTACCGCAGTAATAGAAAAATATTATCCGTTTGTGATCAGCAATATTAAATTTCATATAGCAAACAAACAAATTGAATACGAAGTGTTGGGCAAACCAATTCCGCATTTTTACAATTTAAGCACCGATAGAGGAACAATTCCTTTTAACTTCAATCTAACTGGTCAAACAATAGGACAGGTGCTGATAGGTAAACCTGTGGCCACACAATCCTATACAGATCCTACTGCAAGAACCACCACACCTGTACCAACAAATGTTTCAGTAACCTCTCCGGCTACTGCATCTGTGCTGGACAATACTGTATCAACTATTAACAACGGTGTTGACACAGTTACTGGGATTAATTTTAATTTTTAAACCATGGCAAGCGATCCTAATACCCCTAACAATGCATTTGCGTCAAATGGTGGCGGAGCTGCCTTTGGTAATCCCAGCATAACTCGCCAGGCTGCAATTTCTGGTGCCACTCAAGCTGGCACAGGTGCTGGTGCTGGCAGAGGATTTGTTAATCCTTCAACTAGTGGAACAACACAGGCACCGCCCAATGCCACTGCCGCTGTTACCAATACCAACGAAGTATTTTCCGGGTTGGTATCTGCGCTGAACACATACCAACAACGACTAGTTAAACAAACTAAAGCTCAGTATCCAGATGTGTATGTGATTGAGTTTGCACCTGCTGATATGCAAAATAGCACTCTGAAGAAACCCGACAACAGTGACACTACCAAAGTTGCATTTGCAACACCGACGGCTGCCAATAAAATCAACACAAAAACTGATTCAGTGGATTTTAACAGTAGAATATGGCAAGTGACTGCTGGTACACAAGTTGTTCAATTTATTGATCAAGTGATTCGTAGTAGTTCGTATATTACTAATCAACAAACAGTTCAAGTGGCTGCCGACGGTACAACAACTCCCAGTCAAGTTGCATCTACTAGCGGAACTGCCTGGTATAAAATCACTGTTCAAGCAAAACAGTTACAATATGATAATATTCGTAGAGACCATGCCTATGAGTTGAAATACATAGTTGCTCCGTATGCGATCAATCAGGCGGCCAGTAACTTTTTTCCAGACAGCAAGTATCGTGGATCACACAAGAGCTATAACTATTGGTTCACTGGACTCAACACACAAATTTTGAGCTTTGAACAAGAGTACAACAATCTTTATCGATTGGTAATTAGTGGAATTGGCAACAATGTGATACAATCGTCCACTGTTGATTTTAGAGGTCGCGATCAATTTAGAAAAACATCGTTGGCAACCAGTGCGCAACATACACAAGGTGCCGACGGCTATGTAAACGAACCTGGCGATAACCTGGCAGACTTTTTATACAGTCCCAGTGATCAGGCACATTGCAAAATAAAAATTCTTGGAGATCCTGCCTGGATGCAGCAAGGCGAAGTCGGATCAGGCGTTGGCCCATCAAGTGCATTTAACTTCCAACCGTTCAATGCAGATGGTGGAATAAACTATGATAGTCAACAAATTGTATTTGATATAAGTTTTAATCGTCCAGTAGACTATGATTTTAATACTGGACTAATGAATGTCAACGCACAAAATGTCACAATAAATGGTCAGTCATTGCCACAAGAAAATTTCACATACACTGCAATCAAATGCAAAAACTTGTTTAGCAAAGGCAGATTTGAACAAGAAATTGAAGGCAGATTGTTGATTGAATTTAACAAGAATCCTTCTGCTACTGCTGAGCAACTTGCAAATGGGCGACCAGTTGGGGATCAAATTGCATCAAGTGCAAATCAAACTTTGGCAACTGCTGCAAGAACAGGTGTGACTTTAAACAACACCAGTGCTGGCGGAGGAAGAGGGTTTGTTAATCCAGCAAATGCTTTTAACAATAATCCTACTTCTACACAAACAAGTAATCAGGCACCGGCTAATCCACAACCGTTGCCGGCAGCTGATCCTGCTGCACCTGATTCAACAGGTGATATTAATTCAGACAACGGACAAACACCAGAAGATCAAGTTTTTGGTGACAACAACACTGATGCAAATCAGTTCATGGACAAGGAAGCATAATGGCTGGTGAAAATCTACCACGAAGTACAGGAAGACCGAGTAATTACAAGTTTGATCGCGGCGGTATGCCCATCGAACCAGGCCCGTTTATTGGTGTGGTCAAAAACAATATTGATCCGACCCGTCAGGGACGACTGCAAGTTTACATTGATCAATTTGCCAGTGGTACTCCGGATGACCCAAGCTCATGGCGCACGGTAAGTTACTGCCCGCCCTTTTATGGAGTTACTCCTAAATCTGGAACCAACTCTGGCACAGGCGGATACACTCCTGGCAATCAACAAAGCTACGGCATGTGGTTTACTCCACCTGATATTGGCGTGTCTGTGATATGTATATTTGTTGAAGGCGATCCCAACAAAGGTTATTATATTGGATGTGTACTTGAGGACGGATTAAATCACATGATTCCTGCAATTGGATCTGCTCCTGGTAATCAAGCAGTAACACAAAACAATACACAGGCAAGTTACTTCAACGGATCCCCGGCATTGCCAGTCACAGAAATAAATGCTGACAACACTGCAATTGGTGATAACTCGCAATTCTTTAATCAGCCTAAACCTGTGCATAGTTTTGTAGCCGCAACTATGTTCCAACAAGGATTGATCAACGATCCTATTAGGGGCCCGATTGCTTCAAGCAGTCAGCGCGAAAGTCCCAGTGCTTGTTATGGTATCAGCACACCAGGTCGTCCAATTTATCAAGGCGGTGTTGATGATGCTACTGCGTTAGCAGATGCCCAAACACTTCAACCAGCTGATGTAAATGTGATTGGTCGTAGAGGTGGACATACATTGGTCATGGATGATGGTGATGCCAGTGGCAACAATAACTTAGTTCGCATTAGAACTTCTAAAGGCCATCAAATTACCATGAGCGATGACGGTAATTGCTTTTATATATGTCATGCCAACGGACAAACTTGGGTAGAACTAGGCCAAGAAGGAACATTAGATGTTTATTCTACCAACAGTATAAATCTCAGAACTGAAGGAACATTGAACTTTCATGCCGACGGCGACATCAACATGTATGCTGGCAAAACAATGAACTTGAAAAGCAAAAGTTCAACTGCAATTCAAAGTGATGGCGACTTGAATGTTGCCAACAAAGGAAGCATGACTTTGTTTGCTGGAGGGTCTATGGGACTAAAAGCTGCTACAAGTTTGGCTATTAGCAGTAACTTAGGAAGTTGGAGTGCAGGAGCAACATTGAGTTTGTCTGGAGGACTTATATTCTTAAATGGTGGCCCTACTTTGCCAGTAGAAGCACCCACCGGAATTACAAATTATACACAACCAGATGTACAATTTAATTCTACTACCGGATGGACAGTTAGTCCCACAGGATTGACCAGTGCAGTAAATCGCGCTCCTACACACGAACCTTATCCATACCACAATCAAGGTGTGCAAGCAAGTATTAACCTTGGAACTGCTCAGCCTACACCTCCACCAGGTGCGCCTGGATTACCAGATGGCACAAGTATTACAGCAGTTGCCAATCAAGTAGATACTGCTATTACTGATTTTGGAACCGACAATGGCTAATTTTAACTATACCCTACCATCTGGAGAAAGTTTTGTACTACGAGCTCCGCAAGGAACTACTCAAGCGCAGGCTGATCAGATATTTTATTCTCAAGTTGCAGCTGGAGGGTTAGTAGGATATGTTCCAGGACAAACATTGACCAGTGTTGTTTCTAATCTAACTGAGTTTCAGTTGAGTCGATTAGATCGTGGCACTGCTGGAGTTGGAAGTAGTTGGAATGGCACACTAGGCAGTGGTGGTATTGGTAGCCAGTACGGCGGTGGTAGCCAGTACGGCGGAGCAGGATTTCGAAGCACCGGAACTGGTGGTGGCTACGGAACTGCTGGTGGCGCAGGTGGACTAGGGTTAGGTGGATTAGGCGCCAATGGTGGATTAGGTAGTATAGGTGATGGCAGCGGTGATTTTACAGTACTAGCATTGTACGGTGGCTTGCCTGTGGTTTCTACTGCATTACCAATTACAATTAGTACACCATTGGTAAATCCAGTTTCACAGGCAAATGTTGTCAGTATTACCAACGACAGCACTGGATTCAACAACAATGGAGATTTTGGTGCCAAACCAATTGGTCCAATGACTGCGGCACAGGTTGGTGCAGTACAGGCACAAATTACAAACTTTGTCAATCAACCCTCAACTGCTACAAGTGACTCTGGCACAGGACAATACGGTCATACCATTCAGCAACTGGAACAAACTGGATATGTCAAACCTGGCACCAGTAGATTTGCCACACAGTATACCGAAGGAATATCCGGGCCTACAGAAGTTTGTGGTGACGAAAAAGTAAATTATTGGATAGCAACCGGAAATCCGGGCGATACATTTACTTGGGAAAGTGCCGCCAGTACCTGGTACAAAGCTGGTCCAGATCCTTCCTGGTGCACATTTATGAACCAATATGCTATTTGGACTGGGCAACCCAATGACATCACTACCAATCAAATTGGTTGGCAAATATATCTTCCTGACAGCGGAACATACACATTTAATTTGTCTACAGATAACGCCGGCAGTATCAAAATAAACAATGTGGTAGTCAATAGCTTTGACAGTTTTACCAGTGTAAACACAACCACACATTATTTTGCCGCTGGTACCTATACAGTGACATTGAGCATTACCAATGTTGCCGACGGGTATACCAACAATCCTGGCGGCATTGCTGGAAACATATTGAATCCTGCTGGCAACGAAATTTACAACACCTTACAGTTGATTGGGTTAACTGCCAATCCTGATGGATATAACCACGGCGGCGGAACACTAGATGCCAACGGTGAGTTTCAGCAACCTGGAACTTTTTTAATTCCTGGCAATTACAAATATTTGTGTAAGTGGGGAACTGGAGATCATTTGATATATCAAATTGTTGTATCTTATTTGCCAACTGCAGCCCCAACATTTCAATTTTATACCAAGAGTAGTCCAGTGTCAGTGCTGAATGCACCCGGAGTATGGACAGGGAAAAATGGAATATATTCCTTAAATGATTATCTCTCCAGCACTTCTGCACAAAACAATGTTCAGCAGACATTGATGCAACAGGCCTATGATAGCCTGCAGGCCAGTGGAGTAATAACTCCACCAACAACTAATTCAGTAACTACCAACACCGGACAATTGTACAGTCAATACGGATTACAACAAGTGTCAGCCTTGAGTTTGTTGGTGAATACAGCATTGTCAGTGTCACCAACTGCGCTAAACGCAGTGACTGGTACTCCTGTGGCATCATTGTTATCTAGTCCAGTGCTAACAACTTCAACTCTGTCGTCGGGCGCAGTTAATAACATAGCTGCTGGATCTTATCCTATAGTAACTGATAGCAGTGCACAAGTAACACAAGCAGTCACAGGACAAGTGGCTGCATTGGTATCAAACGCCAGTAAATTTGGCACAGCATCTACTATCAGTTGGGCCGCATCAGGGGCTACTGGATCTACCAGTGCAGCATTAACCAATGCTGGAATAAACATTGGTACTGGCATTGTCACAAGTAATTTAGCAAGCAGCTTGACCAAAGCTGGAGTTCCTCCAGTGGTCACACAGTCGGTTACAAATGCAGTAAACAAAACTTTGACCACAACATTGAACAGTCAACTAAGTCAGCTGGGCAAGGCATCCACATATGCGTCTGACTCTGCCAGTGGAGTATCTTCAACACTTAATCAACTTGGTAATGTGGATCTCAGCAATGTTGTCAGCAACGGAATTAACAATGTATCTAACTTGGTTGATAGTCAAATTAATAATCTTACATCTGGAAATTTTGACGCTAGTAGTTTGCTTAACAGTGGAACTATTGCGCTGGCATCCAAGGCCCTGGGCATATCTAGCACAGATGCCAAAAACATAAACACCGCAGTAAATTTAGTAAGTGCAATCACCGGCGGTGGCGACATTGTTAATGTTGGGTTGAGCCTACTGGGTGGATCTGGAGTAGGATCAGCACTTACAGGATTACTTGGTGGCAGCGGTGCATTGAGCAGTTTGACAGGACTTGGAGACATCACCAGTATCGGAGGATTATTTGGCGGCGGGGGTGGCGGGTTATCCAGCAGAACTGTAGCGGCAGCAGGTTATACCAACACAGTGAATCGTTCAACTGTGGACTCGGCAGTGGTGCAGATCTTAGGCAGTAACAAGATACCAACTCCGTCTTTTGTGTATCAATCTGCGCAGGTCAAAGCAGCTTCAACTAATTTAACACAGGCACAAAATGCGTTAACTAATTTGCAATCATCTAATACTTTGGATCTAAGTTCTGAATCATCATTTGATTATGGCAGCTCCACTGCAGGATAAAGCAGTGATTTTTGTTGCGGTAAATACAAGATGGCTACATTCATTGGATTTAATACTATCAATCAATATAAAAAGTTCACAGTGGTTGACTTTGATTTGATCAAAATTGACCTACTAAACGCTTTTAATATCAAACAAGGACAACTTCCTGGACGCCCAAGTTACGGAACAACCTTGTGGGATAATATATTTGAAAACCAAACACAAGAAACAATTGCAAACATTTATAACGAAATACAACGAGTATGTGCTCAGGATCCTAGAATATATGTGTCAAGCACACAGGTATTTCCACAACAAAATGGTGTATTGATTCAAGTCGGATTGGCCACTGTGGCTGGTACAAACGCTCAACAGTTGGCAATATTTTTTGACCAGTCTCAGGGTGTTGCTGCCTTTGTTTAACGGCGTAGTTTATACAGCCCATAAATAATAAAAATAGGAAGAGACATGGCAACAACCACAAGACAGACGGTGATATTTGGAGTTGAAGATTGGAAAAGAATCTATCAAACCTACAGAGAAGCTGACTTTCAAAGTTATGATTTTGAAACTCTACGCAAAAGTTTCGTAGATTATTTGCGCTTGTATTATCCAGAAACCTTTAATGATTATATTGAAAGTTCTGAATTTATTGCCTTGTTAGATGTAATGGCCTTTATGGGTCAGTCATTGGCCTTCCGCAGTGATTTAAACACTCGTGAAAATTACATGGACACAGCAGAGCGCCGAGATTCTGTTGTTAAACTTGCCAACTTGGTCAGCTATACACCATTAAGAAATACTCCTGCATCTGGCTATCTAAAAGTGTTCAGTGTAAAAACCACAGAAAGTGTAGTAGATTACAATGGCATAAACCTTGCAAACATCACAGTTAACTGGGCAGATCCTACAAACCTTAATTGGCAAGAACAATTTACATCAATTATCAACGCTAGTTTAGTCAACACTCAACGCTTTGGTCGACCCGGAAATGATCAAATAATTCTTGGTGTCGACACACAAGAATACACTATTAACTTGGTGCCAGGATATCTTCCAGTAATTCCTTACACTTCGACCATTGATGGTATCAGCATGCCATTTGAAGCTGTAAACGCAACCAGCTCTGGTGAGAGTTATGTTTACGAACCGCCTCCATTGCCCAATGGACAGTTTAATATATTGTTCCGCAATGATGCGCTGGGATATGCCAGTGCCAACACTGGATATTTTTTCTTGTTCAAACAAGGTGTACTACAGAATCAAGACTTTAATTTACCTGAGCGTATCAGCAATCGTCAAGTTGATATCAATATTGAAGGTGTCAACAACACCGATGTATGGTTGTATCAATTAGACAACACTGGCAATATCAGTAGCTTCTGGCAGTATGTACAAAGTGTTTATGGTGCTGCCATTGAACAATTGTCAGCAGGCACACGCGACATTTACAGTATTACTAGCAGAACCAATGATCAAATTACATTGAACTTTGGTGATGGTGTGTTTAGTACCATTCCTGTGGGAACATTCCGCACTTATGTTCGTGCATCCAACGGATTGACTTATATTATTAATCCAGCTGAAATGCAAAGCGTACAAATTCCTATCAGCTATGTAAGTAGAACAAATCAAATTGAAACTATTACATTTACTTGTGGTATCACTCAACCTGTGACCAATGCACAGGCCAGAGAAACAATTCAAGAGATCAAACAACGAGCTCCTGCAAGATACTACACACAAAATCGCATGGTCAACGGTGAAGACTACAACAACTTTCCGTTTACACAATACAACAGTATTTTAAAAAGCAAGGCCTTGAATCGTGCATCTATTGGTACTAGTCGTTATCTTGACCTAGTTGATGGCACAGGAAAATACTCAAGCACAAACACATTTGCCGCAGACGGCGCATTATACGAAGCAAACAATTTGCCAGCGTTCCAGTTTACTTGGTTGACAACCAGTGACATTGCCAATGTGATTTATAATCAAGTAACTCCTTTGTTGGTTGAAGCTGGACTACAACAATTTTATTATGCAAACTTTCCAAGACCAGATTTAACATTATTAAATTATACTTGGCATCAAAGTACACTTATTACCAATGAAACCACTGGATATTTCCAAAACTCACTAGGTAATCCTATCAGCATAGGAGCGTATGCCAGCAACAATGCTCAATATATCATTGAAGGTAGCTTGGTAAAATTTGTTCCTCCTACAGGTTATTTCTTTAATGCAAGCAATCAAATAATTGCTGGTGTTCCAAGCAACCCAGGCGACAAACTGGTATTATGGGCAAGTCCTACTGCGGTGTACCTTGAAGGAACTGCACAGGGCCTTGGTAATTTGCCATCTGGCGTTGGCCCAGTTGTACTAAACAATTCTATTCCGACTGGAGCAATACCCACACAGGTAATTCCTTTGTTTGTTACACAACTGCCTACCAGTGTGCAACAAAGCGTGCTAAATCAAATTTATTTGAATCAAAATTTTGGTCTTGGCTACAATAATCTAACCAACAGTTGGTATTTGATTGCATCAAACAATCTTGCGATCAATGCAAGTTTTAGTTTGAGCAATGCTCAAAGCACCGCTGGTGTCAACAGTGATGCTTCGTGGCTGATACAATTTACCACAAACAATGGAACATACACTGTGGTATCACGAAGCTTGGATTATTATTTTGGTAGCGTGATTGACACAAGATTTTTCTTTTACTCAAACCAACCAATTTACGATTCCAGAACTGGAACAGTTATCACTGACTATATCAATGTGTTGAAAATCAACAGTCAACCTGACAGTAATTCACCATTGTCTGGTGATAGCATTTTAAAAATAATTGGTCAGCCCATTCTCAGCGACGGCTTAGTTGACGACTTTCAAGTGCTAGTAAGTTTTGAAACTACCAGTGGTGATTTAATTCCTATCAATCCTGATTTCTTTAACGACATTGTAGCTCCATCAGTTAACGCAAATCAGAAATTGGTATTCCTGCAACAAACAGTTGACTTTGATAATCTTCAACGCTATTTGTTAGTTGCGTCTGGAGTGGTCAATAGTGATTACCCAACTATGAGCAGTATTGAATTGGTAAAAGCAGACTACCTAGTCGGGCAAGTATTCTACGCTTATCAAGATCAAGTATTCTACGATCTTACCTTGGACTCTTTAGGCAATAGTGTGTTGACAGTGGATTCGACTTTTATTGCCTATACAGGTCGCCAAGATTTGTATTTTCAGTATAGACACAATTCACCATTGACCAGTAGAATTGACCCTGGATCAACCAATATCATTGATTTGTACATTGTTACTAATGACTATTATACTTCCTATCAAAATTGGATTAAAGATTCAACCGGTACAGTGGTAGAACCAACACCACCTACCATAGACGAATTAACAACTGCCTATGCAGGACTGCAAGATTATAAAATGATTTCTGACAATATGATTTTAAATTCAGTGCAGTTCCAACCATTGTTTGGCAGCAAGGCAGATCCATCATTGAGAGCAATTGTCAAAGTTATTCAATCTGCTCAAAGCACTGCTAGTGTAAGTGAAATTAAAAATCTAGTTGTAACAAATATGAATGCTTACTTTAGCATTGATGCTTGGGACTTTGGTCAGACATTTTATTTCAGTGAACTTGCGGCCTATATACATCAAAACATGGGCGACATTGTTAGCTCGGTAGTATTAGTTCCGTTGGATCCACAAAAAAGTTTTGGTGACTTGTACGAAGTTAGATGTGCACCAAATCAAATCTTTGTAAATGGCGCAACAGTCAATGATGTTCAAGTAATAACAGCATTGACCAGCACCAATATTAGAACAGCCCCTGGTAGCGGAGTAATTTAATGGCAAATAATGTTCGTTCAGTAGACTTTTTACCTCCAATTTTCCAGACACCTGTAAACAAACAGTTCTTGGCTGCAACATTGGATCAATTGATCCAAGAACCCAAATTTAAACAAACACAAGGATTCGTAGGTCGTCGTGTTGGTCCTGGTGTCAACGCTAATGATCAATATGTGATTGAACCGACTAAAACTCGCACTGATTATCAACTCGAACCTGGTGTTATCCAAGTTGATCCAAATAATTTTAATCAAATTGTTGATGCAATCACTTACCCTGGGTTAAATGATGCAATCAAGCTACAAGGCGGTGTAACTACTGATGCCAACAGTTTGTACACCAGTGACTATTATACCTGGGATCCGTTTGTTGACTTTGATAAATTTGTAAATTTTGCACAGTACTTTTGGTTGCCCAATGGACCAGATGCAGTGGATGTATCCAGTGTAGGCGTACCTATCACCGACGACTTCACTGTGACCAGAGCCAATGGTGTATACACTTTCAGCGGATACACTGGCAACAATCCTACAATCACATTGGTCAAAGGTGGCAGTTACAATTTCAATGTGGCACAAAATGACACTGCCACTGTTGAATATCGTGTGACCAACAAAGGTACAAGTGCCTATGTTGTTGATTACTCAACTAATCCAACTTTGACTTTTACTCGCGGAAACACTTATACATTCAATCTTTCGTTGACTGGAATATTTCCCTTTTATATCAAGACTCTAGTAAGTCTTGGAACAGTTAATGTTTATTCTGAAGGCGTGCTCAACAACGGAGCCACAGAAGGACTGATAACATTTACAGTGCCCTACGATGCGCCAGATACATTGTATTACTGTGCATCCAATGAAACTAACATGTATGGACAGTTGAACATCATTGATGCAGTTCCTGGCACTGGTCCAGGTTTTTGGATTCAAACAGATCCTGGCATAAACGGTCGCATTCCTGCTACTCCTAACATCAGTAGTAGAGATGTTCTAGGTGTGGTTAACAATGGTATAGATCTTGGCACAGTGACATTTAATGTGCCACTCAATGATGCTCAGAGTTTTTACTATAATTTAGAAAACATTGGCACAATTGATTTGATCACCACATTGGAATTTGATCAAATCAACAATGTATATGTTGATGATTTTTTAGCAGCCAATCCTGATGGCATTGATGGCATTACAAATCTCAACGGTCGTACTTTGGTGTTTAACACCACAACTGATAATGGATGGGAAATATCCACACGCTACGATCCGTTAGTTAGAACAAGTCCTCCTTACTATCCTATCCAGTCTGAAACAATCGACGGTGATCCTGCACTGTGGATCAACAACATCAGTTATGATGTTGACGGTCAACCTTTTGATGCACAAGATTTTAACACAGATAACTTCAATGTGTATTCTGGTTCGCCAGATCCATTGGATGGATATCCTGGTAGCTTTGATAGTTTACCGTTTGACCAAGCCACATACATCACAGACCAAAGCATTAGATACAGCATATGGCAAGCAAACTATGTGCCTGACTCAGAAGGAAGATTATACATTTCTCTCACTAGTACAACACAAATTAGTAACCTACAAAAATTTACTATATTGTTTGGTCAACAGTATGCTAGTACACAGTGGTACAAGGACGCAGAAGGTTACTTCCAAGAAGTACCATTGTTGACTGCTGATAAAACTTTGTTGTTTTACCAAGATGGTGCAGACCCAGAAATTTTTGGACAGATCAGATTAATAGAAGAAAGTTTGTCTGACACTATCGATGTTTCCAGCATCCTTGGCAAGAAAACTTATACTTCTCCCAATGGTGTGACCTTTACCAACGGGATGAAAATTGTGTTCCGAGGCAGTGTCAACCCTACCAGCTACGAAAACAATGAATACTATGTCGAAGGTGTTGGAACTGCAATTCAGTTATTGCCTGTTACTAATTTTGTTACTCCTGAAACATACACACAAAGTGCATCAGTACCATATGATTTAACAACCTATGACAACGGAAACTTTGATGGCACACTCAATGCTCCGCTGATTCCAGATTATCTAACTATAAATCGTGCCAGTCCAGATCTCAACGCATGGACCAGAAGTAATCGTTGGTTCCATGTGGATGTTATCAATGCTTCTGCGGTATACAACAATACTGTGCCAGTGCTTGACAACAATTTCCGTGCTCGCCGTCCAGTGTTGGAATTCCGTGCAGGTACAAAATTATTTGACTTTGGTACACAGGGTAAACAACCAGTCAACATCATTGATTTTAATGCCACTGATGCACTGACCACAATCAATGGATCAATTGGATACAGTACAGACGGATACAAACTGATCACTGGCAGTAGAGTTATTTTTGCTGGCGATGCAGATCCACTAGTAAGAAATCAAATTTATGAAGTTGAATTTATTATACCAGACACAGTTGCACCCTTGATCGCAGAACCTATTATTAATCTGGTTCCAGCAAGCGATTCAACTGTGCTCGCAGATCAGTCTGTGGTTTGCTTGGATGGTATTACACTTCAAGGTGTGACTTTCCGTTATGATGGTGTTGAATGGATACAGGCACAACAAAAAGTAAGTGTAAATCAGCCACCACAATTTGATGTCTACGATGCCAACGGAATTAGCTTTGGCGATAGAACAGTATACACTGGTACCAACTTCTATGGAAGTTCTTTGTTCAGTTACGCAATAAGTTCCAATGCGCCAGACCTGGTACTGGGATTTCCAATAACCTATTTGAGTCTGACCAACATTGGCGACATTGTTTTTGACAACAACTTGTACAGTGATTCTTTTAACTATACTTTGAACAATGTGGGACAAACTGTGCCATTGAGCACTGGCTTTGTTTACCAGTACAGTGATAGAACCCTATATACAAGAGAAATTGGATGGCAGACCGCTGCAACCAAGAGCCTGGTACGACAACAATTCCAATTTGTATATGATGGTAGTCCTGTGCAACTTGATGTTGCAGTAAGCACCAACACAACTGTTCCTGCAATACAAGTATTCATCAATGCCACATTCCAAGAGTCGTACAATTATAGAGTATCAATTTCTTCAAACACTACCACAATCACCTGGCTAACTGCTTACAATCCTGGCGACTTGATTGAAATTGATGTGTTAAGTGATCAAACCAGTGCAATTGGTTTTTATCAAGTTCCTATCAATTTGGAAAACAATCCATTGAATGGAAACAGCACACAATTTACACTGGGAACAATTAGAAATCACTACAGTACAATTGCACAAAACCTAATAGGGTTAAGTGGCCCTGTGATTGGCGCAAACAACACTCGAGACCTAGGTAATATTATTCCCTACGGCTTACAAATACTGCAACAAAGTTCACCATTGACTTTGGCTGGATATTTCATGCGAGATGCCAACTACGACATCTTTGCATCACTGGATTTCAACAGCAGAGAATATATTAAATTTAAATCTCAACTGTTGGACACTGTGGTCAACAATGACTACACAGGACTAACTATTCCGGAAATTCTTGATTCAGCAATTTCACAAATCAATCTAGGAAGAACCAGCTTAAATCCCTTCTACTGGAGTGACATGTTGCCCACTGGCACAGTGTTTACTTCAACTGTGACCACAGTGACACAGATCACAACGGCTGTGTTTAACACTTTGCAAACATACACATATACATCTGCTAACTATCTAGGTTTGTTGGTTTACTTAAATGGTGTTTTGTTGACCAGAGGTTATGATTATGTGGTATCAACTGACAGTCCACGCTTGACAATTTCTGTGCCATTGAAAACTGGTGATGTTGTTACTATCAATGAATATTCAACTACAACAGGAAATTTTGTTCCCAACACTCCGACCAAACTTGGATTGTACCCTAAATTCAAACCAGAAATCTTCTTGGATGTTGATTACATAAATCCTACTCCTGTAATCCAAGGTCACGACGGAAGTATCACTGTGGCGTTTGGCGATTTTAGAGATCAAATATTACTTGAATTTGAAACTAGAATCTACAACAATCTAAAAACAGATGACAATCCTGTGCCATTAACTGCTGATGATGTGATACCTGGATTCTTCCGCACAACAGATTATAGTCAGGCGGACATCACTGATATATTAGGCGAAAGCTTCTTGAGCTGGGCAGGCTACAACAAATTAGATTACAAGACACAAAATTATTTTGCTGCTAATCCTTTTACCTACAACTACAGCAGTGCTGGTAACAAACTTAACAATCAACCATTGCTGGGTGCATGGCGTGGCATATATCGTTACTTCTACGATACAATTTCTCCTAACTTGACTCCTTGGGAAATGTTGGGATTCAGCGAAATGCCAGTATGGTGGGAAAACCGTTACGGCCCTGCTCCATACACCAATGGTAACTTGGTGTTGTGGGGAGATTTGGAACTGGGTCTAGTGGCAGATCCTGTGGCTCCTTATATACTGCCTAACTATGCAAGACCTGGGTTGACAGAAGTAATTCCAGTTGATTCAGAAGGAAATTTGTTGTCACCATTGGACAGCGTGGTTGGTGCATACGATCCCACTGCTTGGCGTAAGAGTTGGGTTGTAGGCGACGGCGGCCCAGTAGAAGCAGCTTGGTGGTCAAGCTCTAGCTATCCATATGCAGTGATGAGATTATTGGCAGTGACTCGTCCTGCAGAATTCTTCTCGTTGTTTGCTGACAGAGACTTGTACAAGTATAGCACTGAGTTTGATCAATACTTGTACAACGGTCGTTACAGAATCAATGCAGGTCAACTTGCTCCATTGTACGGCAGTGGAACAAGCAAGGCCAGTTATATTGATTGGATTATTGATTATAATCAACAATTAGGTATTAATTCTTCTGACGCATTGACCACTGACTTGGCCAATATTGATGTGCGTTTGTGCTACAGAATGGCTGCGTTTACAGACAAACAGTATGCCAGCATATACCTAGAAAAATCCAGCCCCGAAAGTCAGAATTCTAGTTTGTTATTGCCTCCAGAAAGTTGGAACCTACTGGTATACAAAAATCAACCATTCGATGAAATTATCTACAGTTCAATTATCATTGAACAAATGGAAACTGGATTCAGTGTCTATGGGTATAGCAACACACAACCTTATTTCCCAATTCTTGCAAGTTCAACCAGTGGACTCACACAGACCATCAACGCTGGCGGTGTCACAGTACAGGTTCCTGCACAGTACACAAACAATGTTGTGCAAATTCCGTATGGATACAACTTTTCTAACATCACTATTGTAGTTGACTTTATTTTGAGTTATGGAGCATTGCTAACGGCACAAGGATTGTCCTTTGACAATGTTGAAAATGGTTATGTATTAAATTGGCAACAAATGGCCCAGGAGTTTTTATACTGGGCAAATCAAGGCTGGGCTCCTGGTGCAATTATCAACATCAACCCATCGGCTACCAAACTGTCTGCTTATCGACCTGGTGCAGTGGTTGATACCATTGTGAGTCTGACTCCAGAAAACATGTTGTTGGATCAGAACAAACAAGCTCTTGCCACACGAAATTTAATTATACTTCGTGATGGTGACAGTTTCTCAATTACATCTGCAACCAATCAAACAATTTCATATTTGGATATGAGATTTACCAACTACGAAAACATGGCAGTACTGGATAATGTAAGTATTTTCAATGATTTGATTTATGATCCTATCACTGCTGAAAGACAAAATCGTATTGCGTGGTCGGCAGCTATTACTCCAGAATGGAACGGTACATTAAATGCACAAGGGTTTATCCTTAACCAAAACAATGTCAAAGCCTGGCAACCAAATACCAAGTACACCAAGGGCGAAATTGTCATATACAAAAATACCTATTGGAGTGCACTTAACATTGTTCAACCAGCTGCACAGTTCAACTATGCTGACTGGGTAAAGAGCAATTACGATTTGATTCAACAAGGCTTGTTGCCAAATATTGCCAACAAAGCTGATCAGCAGGCCAACAGCTACAACATCTATGATGCCAATCTTGAGCCAGACAATGACTTGTTGGCCTACGGATTGATTGGATGGAGACCTCGTCAATACATGGTTGATCTTAATCTTGACAATGTGAGTCAAATTAACCTGTATCAACAATTCATTGGTGTCAAAGGAACCTTGCTCAGTACTGATATTTTTACCCGAGCAAACTTCAACAAAGAAACTGGTCAATACACTATCCTTGAAAACTGGGGTGTGTTGGTTGGAACCTACGGTGCCAACGCAAATCGCAGTTACATTGAATTACGATTAAATGAAGCATTGTTGACTGGAAACCCTAGCACAGTACAAGTTATACAACCTGGACAAGCCAGCGAAGCAGATCAAACTATTATTTTACAGGATTTGTGGAGTGAGAGTTATAAAATACCCACAACAAACATATTCCCTACTACTTACACCACTAACTTGGATGTTTCATTGCCTAGTGCAGGTTATGTAAATCTCAATGATGCAGACCTTACTGTGTTCAATTTGAATGATCCATCAAGCATTGAAGCCAATTTAACCACAGTTGGCAATGGTACAACTATTTGGGTCGCTCAAGTAAACAGCTACAACTGGGACATTTATAGATGTGTTCAAGTTCCAGGTCGCATGATTAGATTAAACGACAATCTAAATCAAACTAGCGTTGCTACATTTAGTAGTGCTCATGGATTGTCAGTTGGAGATCTCATGGTTGTGAGATATTTCAGCAACAATGTTGACGGTGTGTTCCGTATCTTAGCAGTACCGTCTACAATCAGTGTGGTCATTGCATATGCATTTACCAACACAAATCAAACACAAATTGTCAGCAATGGTATAGCATTTTATCTACAGTCAATGAGAGTTGCACAAGCAAGTGACATTGTTAATTTGCCGGCAGCGCATCAACTTCTTCCTGGCGTCAAAGTCTGGGTTGACAACAATGGATCCGGACTATGGGAAGTTGTTGAAAAAGAAGACCCATTTGTTGAAAAGATATTATTAGAACCGTTCCTTCCTGTGACAAATTCATTGTTTGGAACCAGTATTAGTCAAAGCTCTGATCATTACAGTGTTATTGTTGGTGCACCTGGTGCCAGCAGTGGTGCAGGTGCATTGTACACATATCGCCGTGAACAAACTCAGATCTATGTTGACAACATCCTGTTATATTTGACTGCAGCTGGCACAGTTGGCTACGGTAACAGTGTGTCTTTTGGCAATCAAAATTGGGCAGTGGCTGGTGCCAGTGCAAGTAATTCCAACGCTGGATATGTAACGCCATTGTATCAAATTCCAGGAACCAACGACTATGTTCAAACACAGTTGTTGGTTGCTCCAGATCAGAATTTTGGCACAATTAATTTTGGTGCATCAGTTGTAATGAGTCAAGATGAACACTGGATGTATATTGGTGCTCCTGGCGCTAATTGTGTTTATGCCTACGGTATTGTGGAAGTTCCTGGACAGACTATATCCTACCTGACTGATGGTGTAACAACCAGCTACAACTGGTCTAGTGCTATTCAAATTAATCCAGCACATCCAGGACAACTTATTGTTTTGTTGAGCAATAAAACATTGACCTTTGGTATTGACTACTATATCAACTCAAATGTTGTGCAATTCTATACACCACCAGTTGCTGCACAACCATTGATCATTACAAGACGCATTTCTGCCACACTGGATCAAAACATTTATTATAATGTTACACAAAATTCCACATCTGGTACTGGCACAGGTGCAACATTCACAGTGACAAATACTCGTGGCACTTACTACCCAACACTGAGCTTTGGTGGCCATGGGTACGCATACAACAACACATTGACCATAAGCTATACACAAGTATCACCTACTGGGTCATCTGCTAACAACTTGACAATAACAGTTACTACAGTTGATGGTACTGGTGCTATTACTGGGTTTACCTATTCTGGATCTGGGGTTTCAAACACCAGCACATTTACACTAAATCCATATTTGGCCACACTGTCTGACATTTATTCGTTTACTGTGACTGTGAACGGTGTGTTACAAAGACCTTACATTGATTACACCTACAACAGTGGCACATCTGTAATAACTTTTATTACTAATCCCAGTGCAGGTGCAACAATCAGTGCCACAACTGGAACATACTGGGATTATATCAATAAAATCAATGTATCTGGCCTAGATAGTGCTGCATTGTTTGGTGGAACTGTTACTACATCTACAGATGGAACACAGATTTTAATTGGCGCGTCTAACGACAGTGGTGTCGATTCAGCTGGAGATACAATATCTCATGCTGGTGCGGTATATGCATTTGATCGCACATCAGTTAATATTCAGATTACCAATGCAAATCAAAACACATATTCAATTCCAGGATCATCTACTGCACCTGTTGCAGTGTTGTTGAACGGTGTGTATCTAACAAACACTGTGTATTATATCAACGGTCAGTACACAATCAGCGGATCTAGCGTTGTATTGTCATCTAATGTTGTATTGACAGTGGGTGATATTCTAACAATTCAAACTAACCAATTTAAATTTGTGCAAAAAATGAATGCCAATGTTGTGATTGATGAATCAGCATTTGGCAAAGCAGTACAAATGTGTGCAAATAACTGTAGCTTGTACATTGGTGCTCCGTTTGACAGTACAGCTGCACCACAAGGTGGTGTGGTTGAGCGTTTTGTAAATCAAAGTAGGATCTACGGAGTTACAACCAGTACCATTGCCAACCCAACATTGACTGCAGGCAACACCATAAGAATCAACGGTTATCAAGTTGCAGTTCCCAGCGGATCCAAACAAAACATTCTTGGACTTATCTCTGCAATTAATTCTGCACAAATACCCAATGTTGTAGCAACCGCAGTGTCAGATGTTACATTGGCCGGTGACGGTAAAACTACTGCATTTTATATTGGATCTGTTTATTCAGCCGCTAGTTCTTATACCACAGTGGTCTATGTCAACGGAACCTTGTTGACTTATGGATCTGACTATAGTTACAACAACACAACTCAACAATTATTCTTCTCGGCAGCTCCTGCGGCAAACAGTGTGATAACAGTACAAGCTGGAAGAATGACTTTGAGCGTGATGAACGCTGATGCAGCATTGCCTTATAATAAAATAAATGTGCTGCCTGGAGTAAGTGGTACTGCATTTGCAGACATTGGATTTGATACTTTTGTATGGGTACAAGACATATTTGCTCCAAACCCAACACAGTACGCACAATTTGGTTCAAGTATCAGTATCAACTCAAATGCAATAAATTTAGTAGTTGGTGCACCAAACGGCAATGTTTATGAAGCAACTACATTTGATGCTGACACAACATATTTTGATGAGCATAGCACTTCGTTCTTCAATGAAATATTTAATTCTGGTGTAGCATATTCATATGACTACTTGCCTAGTGCTACTACATCATTGGCCAACCCAGGAGCGTTTGTATTTGGACAACAAATATACGAAGGCGTTCTTGCCACTGGCGACCTTTATGGTACCGCTGTAAATTATCGTAACGGTCGATTACTAGTTGGCGCACCTGGCAGTGACCAAGGAGCCACAAGTGGAAACTTTGGATTGGTTTCTGTACTAGACAATCCCACAGGAGCACCGGCTTGGACAGTATTGTACCAGCAACAACCTGTGGTTGATGTGTCACAGATTGACACAGTTTACAGCTACAACAAATTACTAAACAGTACACAAACATATTATGACTTCATTGATCCGCTGCAAGGAAAAATACTTGGAGCTGCCAGAAGAAATATTGACTTCATTGGTGCAGTTGATCCAGCAAATTATAATCAAGGGTCTGTTCACAATGTTGGTAACAGCTGGGGGTCAGAACATGTTGGACAAATTTGGTGGGATACAAACACAGTAAGATTCATCGATGCCAACCAAGATGATTTGGTTTACGCAAGTCGTCGTTGGGCACAAATATTCCCAGGCAGTAGAGTTGATATCTACCAGTGGATAGAAAGCACAGTGCCACCATCACAATACACTGGGCCTGGCACACCGTTGAGCACAATAAGTTACACAATAAAATCAGTGTTGACCAACAACGGAGTATTCTCAACTGTGTACTATTACTGGGTAAGAGGTATTTCAACAATCAATACTGCAGCCGGCAAGACATTGAGTTCTACGGGTATTGCTGGTTATATTACAAATCCATACAGTAGCGGAATACCATTTATTGCTGGTATCAATGCTAACACTGTGGCCTTGTATAATTCTTCTGGATTGATATCTGCAACTGACACAATCTTACATATTGGATATGTTCGTCAAGCGTCAGATGCAAACATTCACACCGAATATGAATTTATTGCTGATGGCCGCCCTAGTGATTTCTTGAATGACAATTTATATCGCAAGCTCCAAGACAGTTTGTGCGGTGTTGATACTGCTGGTAATCTAGTTCCTGATCCTGGACTCAGCCCAGGCGAACAATACGGTGTACAGTATAGACCCCGTCAAAGCATGTTTGTTGATCGTTTCATGGCATTGCAAAACTATTTGACTCGTGCCAATAGCATATTGTTGCAATACCCAATATCTGAAACACGAAACTTTAGCATGCTAAACAGTGCAGAAGCTCTGCCTACTAACTCAGTGGCCACAGGAACACAGTGTTCAATATCCGGAAACACATTGACAATAGCTGGCGAAATCACTGGAAGATTCAGTGTCGGCATGTTGGTTCTTGGCAATAATCTTGTCAGTGTTGCACCTGGTACAATTATCACCGGACTTGGCACAGGCACAGGCGGTGCAGGAACATACACAGTTAATATATCTCAAACAGTGGTTGCCACAAACATTATTTGTGTGTATGGATGGAATCAGGAAGTACCAACACTACAAGTTTTGGATTATCAAAATCTCAACCAAGTGCCTGTAGGATACATTTATCTAGTAGATTCTGATTCCAGTCAGAATGGCCTATGGACAGTGTATCAAGTGGATTTAGCTGCCACAGGCAACAGAATACTTTCATTGATCCGTATTCAAAACTACGATACTAAACTCTATTGGGACTATGTCAACTGGTACATGCCTGGATACAATAGTTCTATTCAACCCATTGCCACTGTGCCTAACTATGCTGGCTTGTCCACTTTGAGTTTGACTGCTGCTCCTGTTGGCAGTAGTGTCAAAGTTTCTGCCAACGGTCAAGGTAAGTTTGAAATTTATCTTAGAAATGCCACAGGATGGGAGCGTGTGGGACTAGAAGACGGTACTATACAGTTTGATGAATCTTTGTGGAACTACAATGTTGGACGATTTGGATTTGATAACGAAGTGTTTGATGCACAGTATTTTGATCAAGATCCAACTACAGAAACAAGAAAAATTATTCAAGCAATCAATGAACAATTATTCATTGACGAATTGTTGATTGAAAAAAATCAATTGTTGATCCTGATGTTCAACTACATCTACAGTGAATTTACTGCACCAAATTGGTTGATGAAAACCAGTTTTGTCAGTGTAGACCACACAATTCGTGCACTGTTGCCGTATCAATTCTACATACAAGACAATCAGACTTTTGTTGAAGATTACCTACAAGAAGTCAAACCTTATCATACACAGATACTTGAGTTTAACTTGATCTATGATGGCCTGGACACTTATCCTGGCAGCATGACTGACTTTGATTTGCCAGCATACTACGACAATAGCTTGACTTTCCCACAGTTTGTGAGTCCAATACTTACACCTTACACTGCCAGCGGAAGCAAGGTTGAAAGTTTTGTCAGCGATGCTGAACCCAACGCTGAAATTTGGGCACAGGATCCATGGAGCCAATGGTACAACAATTACCTGTTAGAAATAATGAGTGTGAATGTGATCAATGGCGGGTATGGATACACTGTACCACCAGTGGTCACTGTCACAGGTAACTGTATCACTCCAGCCACAATGACTGCTGTTATCAACAGCGCAGGACAAGTAATCGGAGTGAACATTGTTGATCCAGGCTACGGATATACAACCACTGCACAGATCGCACTAGAAGGTGGCAACGGTTACGATGCCATAGCAGTAGCAGTAATGGGCAATGGATTGGTAAGATCCATTAAAACTGTTATCAAATACGATCGCTATGAGTACAATAGCAGCATCGTAGATTGGCAACCAAATGTGGTATACACACAAGGTACCTTGGTTAGATATGCCAATGTAGTATGGAGTGCACCTACAACTGTTGTGGGTACTGTGTTTATTCCCACAGAATGGACATTGGTTGATGCCAGCACACTAAGCGGTGTTAACCGTACCATGGGATATTATACTCCTACTCCAGACGAGCCTGGTCTGAGTCTACCATTGTTGATTGACGGTGTTGAGTACCCAGGTGTGCAAGTAACTGCACCAACATACAATCAAAACACAGGTTTTGATGTGGGTAATTTTGATGTCAACCCATTTGATAACATTGTTTATAGTCCAGAAGGATTCCCAACATACGATCCATCTATCCTGGATGCGGCATACAGCAGTAGTTACTTAGACACATATCTAGGAACAAGACCCACAGACATCAATGTTGATGGTGGTGCTTATGTTGATGCATACAGTAGCCATGCACCAGAAGAACTAGTACCAGGTGCTGAATTTGATACCCTGGATTTCAGAGTATATACTACTCCAGGAGCAGACTGGACCGGTCGTGGACATGGTGTAGCTATTGCTGGTCGTAGATACGCCTATGATCCAGCTAATCCGTTGTTGTATTTTGGTGACATTATACCGTTCCCAATGACAGTGTTTGTATTCAACATTACCAATGGTTACGGAGTTGAATCAGATGGATATGATTGGTTAAACTACCAATTATATGTTAGCCCAGCTAATCCATTGGTTGCTCCAGGCGATATTATACAAGTAGCAGTATCAGGCACCGGCGGCGGAAACCAATTGCTAAATGCAACATACACCGGGTCTGAAGTACAGGCAGCAAATAATTCAATTACCGTGCCGTTTCCATATAGTTCAATTTACGAATTTGTGATTTACATTGGCGAGTACGGTCCGCTGACATTGGACGAAGAATATTACTTTGTTCCAATTTATGCAGATACAGGTCCTCAAGCAGTTTATAGTCCTATAAGCAGTGGAACTAATCTGGTTGTTTCTTCAGTAATTGGCATTTCTGTAGGATCTTTGATATTTGGCAACGGATTTACTCAAGGACAGACTGTGGTCAGCATAGACGGTCCAACATCAATGACCATCAGTGCTCCGCCAGATTCAACTCCAGGTGATGTGTTGACATTCCTTGCAGACACAGGTTCCACACTGATTCAATTTACATTTGAAATATTCCCAGTATATCGCGTAAATTTAACTTGTTTGGGTTACGAGTCCAACGGCCCAACACATAGTTATTCACTACCAACATTCCAGACTTGGGATGCTGACGGAAGTTTATCAGTTACACTAACCAACAGTTTGCAAGGAACAAATCCTGCCAACATGATTATTGCGGTCAACGGTCTTCGTGCTAGACCACCAGAGGGCATAAGATATATTTCAGATGGATCCACCGTGACCTATGCATTGCCACGCAACGGTGGTTATAGTCAAAGCCTAGTGTCCGACAATGATGTTGCGGTTTACTTAGATGATAGTATTCAGCTTATCTTAGGAGTTGACTATGTTGTTGATCCATATGTTAACGACGCAACTCCACGCACAATTACTTTGTCTAATTCTGTGCCTGTTGGATCTGTAATATTGATTTCTGTGAGAACAATTGCTCAGTACTGGATACTTGGTGACCAACTTCAATTCCGACCAGATCAAGGACTGTATCCTCAAATTGGATACAGAGTTGAAATTGTGACCTGGAATGATACTTCACAACAAGGACTTGAAACACAAGTTTGGATTGGCCCTATCACTGAAGGTGTACTAGTAAGTGAAACCTACGACTCAACTGACTTTGACATTGGAACAGTGAATGATGCTTCTGGATCATTTGACTACAGTGTTGGCACACAAAAACAAGTAAATGTGTTTGACACTGGTAGATTGATTACCAATGCAGAAAGAATATTTGTGTCATTGGATGGATACTTCCTGTTTGATGGCAACGGTTACATTGTTGATGGTACCAAGATAATTATTCCAGGTCCTGCAATTGGTCCCACATCAACTGTGGTAATTACCAGCTTCACACAAAATATTGTGCCACAGGCCATGGCATTCCGCATATTCCAAGACATGCGTGGTAATCAATTGACATATCGTATTACACCAGAAACAACAACCACTTTGCAAACACCATTGTTGGCCACAGATGATATAATTTTTGTAACTGATGCCAGTGCACTGGTTGATCCAAACTTGGAAGAAAACATCTGGGGTGTGTTGACCATTGATGGTGAAAGAATTATGTATCGTTTGCGCGACACAGTTTTTAACACAGTCAGTGGATTGATGAGAGGAACTGCTGGAACTGCAGCTGCTGATCATGCAGTGGGCGCAACTGTGTATAACATAGGACTTGGCAATTTGTTGTATCCAGAATATCAAAATTACATTGTAGAAACCAATATCCTAGGCGATGGTTCGACCAGTGTGTTTGTTGCGGAAAACATTGTGACTCAGACCTTAAATGAAGCAAAAGCTGCAGTTGAAGTGTATGTGGGCGGAACCCTTGTAGAAAATAACATTTACAATTATACGATAGACAGTTATAATCCTGTCACTGTAAACTTCTATTTCCCTCCTGCTGCAGGGTCAATGGTCACTATATTAGTACGCAGAGGCGAGTCTTGGTACAATACTTCTGGTGTGCCACTGCAAGAAACTGACACAAAGGCTGCAAGGTTTTTACGGGGACTATAAACAAGGTAAATAATCCATGACTCAGAATAATATACCAAAGCAATCTCAACCTGCTGCTCCTGCACCCAAAAGACCCAATGAGCGTGGAACTATTTCGGTTGAAGGATTTGTAAAGATTTTTGACCCTAAAACCAAAGAAAAATTTGTGGAGAAGCGAGCATGATTCAACCAGGGCTAGCTAAAATTGAAGGATTTGTTAAAATCCATGACCCCAAAACTGGCGAGATCCTAGTGGATAAAAAGAATGCTATTCACTATGAAAACATCAGTATTGCCATGGCAAACATGTTAGCAGACAAAGACCTAGGCTACATTTACGAAATGGCGTTTGGTAATGGAGGTAGTGCAGTAGATCCCACTGGTGTTATTACCTATTTGCCCCCAAATACCACTGGACAAAATGCAGATTTATATAATGAAACCTATGCCAAAGTTGTAGACAACAACTCTGCTGCTGATGTGGATCCAGCAAACAACTACATAACTGTACTACATACCGCTGGAAATGTTTATACAGACATTGTGGTCACTTGCTTACTGGATTATGGCGAACCCGCCGGACAACAAGCGTTTGATAATAGTACTAATCTTAATGGTGAGTATGTGTTTGATGAATTGGGATTAAAAAGCTGGAACGGAGATACCAGCAATTTATTGCTAATAACGCATGTTATTTTTCACCCTGTACAAAAAAGTTTAAATCGACAAATTCAAATTGATTATACTTTGCGTATACAAACACTAACAAACCTAAGTGCTGCATAAATATGAACATATTATCATGCACTAAATACATGACGACGGAGTAACTGAAACATGGCATATACAATTACATTAACCAATGGTACTATATTTGCGGTAATCGCAGACGGTACTGTTAACCAATCTAGCTCAATGACACTAGTTGGTAAAAACTGGGCTGGTTACGGTCAGTTTCTAGACGATAACTTTATTCGTTTGCTAGAAAGTGGAGCAAATAGCTCGCCACCCGGAGCACCATTGACTGGTCAGCTTTGGTGGGATAGTACCAACAATGTTCTAAAGATTTACAATGGTTCTATATTTAAAACCATTTCTGCTGCCACTGCTAGCACAACTGCTCCTACTAGTAATTCGGTTGGTGACCTTTGGTTTGATACAACCAATCAACAGCTTAAAGTTTGGACTGGTTCACAATGGTTATTGATTGGTCCACAGTTTACTGCTGGTCAAGGTGTTACAGGTGCTATTCCAGTTACTATTGCAGACAATGCATCGGGCGCACACTACTGTATCGAATTGTATTGTAACAACGACATTGTTGGTATTATCAGCCAAGACGCTACATTTACTCCAGCGGTCGGTATTCCAGGATTTACAACAATCCGTCCAGGTATCACACTGGCAAGTATTGTTGGTGCCAATGTTCCGTTGTTCCAAGGTACTGCAACAAATTCTCAAACATTGAACGGACTTACCAGTTCTGAATTCATGCGCAGTGATACTTCAACTAGTACTTCTGGTACATTGAGCGTGTTAAACAACAGTGGTTTATCAGCTGGTGTTAACAGTGACTTCCGTGTCAGCGTTGCAGGTACTGCTGTGACATTGGCTAATCAAACCAGTGGTGGTAACATTTATTTTGGTGTGAACATTGCTGGTACACCCACAACAGTAATGACAATCAATGGCGCATCTGGCGCAATTTCCGGCAATCAAATCACTGCTAACTACGCCGATGTGGCAGAACGCTTTGCTGCAGATGCTGTTTATGAAGCAGGTACAGTGGTTGAACTTGGTGGTGAACAAGAAATCACATATTCAAGATCAGATTTAAGTGAAACTGTATTTGGTGTGATAAGTACTAAAGCTGCCTACTTGATGAACAGTAGTGCAGGTAACGATTCTACACACCCACCAGTTGCGATGACTGGACGAGTTCCTGTTAGAGCAATCGGAACAGTTGCCAAAGGTGATCGATTGGTATCCGCGGGTAATGGATTGGCTAGAGCTGCAAAGCCTGGTGAAGCTACTGCATTTAATGTAATTGGCCGTGCGTTGCGAGATAAATTAGATTCAGCTGAAGGCACAGTAGAAGCCATCGTTACAATAAATTGATTGGAAACTTAAAAAATGACATATTCAACAGGCGGAACAGTACAAGCAACAGACTATAACGGATTTGTTAGCACTACATCTGGCGCTAATATAAATGCTACCTGGGGTACTGCTAGTAGCAGTGGCGGGTATGGCCAGGGCAATATTGCCACAGTTAATGTGGCCGATATAGTAACTGCCACACAATGGGCTACTTTAAATTCTAGAATTAGTTCAATGGCCAGTCACCAAGGAACATCAATTACTGCTCGTACAAGTCCGGTTGCTGGTAATGTTATTAGTGTATTGGCAGCAGTTAACACTGACATCACAAACTGTTATACAAACAGAGCCAATGCAGCAAGTTCTGGTGCACAAGTTTCTAACTGGACTGGTACAACTGCCAAAACAGGTAGTACAGGATCTGGCGGTAGTGCATGGACTATTACATTTACTCATACCATGACTTTTGCAAACAGTGCTGCGTTCTTTAGCTTTTTTAATGCTGGCGGATATACTCAAATTCAATTTGGCAAAACATCCACTGGTACAGTGGCCGATCAAGAATGGAACTCATTTATTGGTAACGGAACCAGCAACGGTGTTGTAAGTAGATTAACACAAACTGGCACTGCAGGGTCAAAGACTATTGCATCTACTAACTACACAGGTTTCACTAAATTTAGCGGATCTGGATCCCCAACAACATATGCAACCACAATTGGTGCATTTGCATTAACCACAAGCCCACAGACTATATACAAACAGTTTGACTCAGGTTCTGCATATTCAAGTAACTATGTTCAAGTTAATGCTCAAGTTGACAACAACTCAGCACCAACAGTGATTACCTATACAACAACTTGGTATGATGCTGGCGACGGTACTACGGGTTCTACCGCTCAAATCACAGGCGGTACACAAGGAACAGGTACAACATTTGGTACTGCACCAACTACATTGTTAACTTACTACCCACCAGAAACAACATATCTGAGCAATGTATGGGGCACACCCACTGTTGCTGCCACAGTGGCATAACATTAGGTTAATTAATATTACCAAAAGGGCCCAAGGGCCCTTTACCTTTAGTCAAATTTAGTGTATACTTGTTACATGAATACTGACGAATTAATTGTACATAGTCGAAGCCGTTTTGACCATGCGGTTGCAAAACGAGTTCTCAAAGAAAAATATCAAGCCAAAATGACTTTTGCTCATGCAGGAGGACTTTGGCGTGCCGGCCCGGAATTGCAATCAATGATTTTTACTTGTGGCAAAATCGGCGAAGCAGTGCTATTAGATCTTTACGAAACTCCTGTAAAAGTCAACACCACAGAGCTCATGGCATTAAGTCAGCAACGCTGGCAAGAACAAATGAATGCTTGGTTGATAGAACACGAAGAGCTAACCAAACAAAGATGACTACCGGTGTACTAATATTTGCCTACAACAATGAGCACATTGATTATCTTGCTATGGCCAATTGGTCTGCACAAAACATTCGCAGACATTTAAATTTGCCAGTGTGTGTGGTAACTGATCAAGTTGTTCCGGACAGCTATAAATTTGAACAAGTGGTTTATGCAACATCTGGTAATCAAAATTCTCGTTGGTTTGCTGACATAGATGCCACAGTAACTTGGTACAACGGCAACAGATCAAACGCATTTGAACTAAGCCCTTGGGATCAAACTCTTGTACTTGATGCAGACTATGTGGTAGCAAGCGATCAATTAACCCAGCTATTGACCATTGATCAAGACTTTATGTGTCACGGTCATGCATATGATGTTAGTGGTCAAATGTCGTTTGACGAAAATAACTTTTTTGGAAAGCATCGCATGCCCATGAATTGGGCCACAGTGATGTTGTTTCGTAGAACCAAGCCCACAGAATTGATTTTTGAAACCATGCAAATGGTAAGAGATAACTGGGATCATTACAGAAATTTGTATGGTATTTTAAAATCTACATATCGCAATGATTTTGCATTAAGTATAGCAATGAACACAGTTGATGGGCACACACTCAGTACTCCGACTATACCTTGGTCGTTGGCATCAGTGCTGCCAGATCACAAATTAACACAGTTAGACCCGGACCGATATCGTGTTGACTTTGTCACACAAGATAAAAAACCTCGTTGGATTACAGTAACATCGGACTTTCATGCTATAGGCAAAAAACATCTAGGAGATATAATTGCCAGTTCTTGCTGAAAGAGGCTATTTAATTCCAGCATTTAATACCAGCGAAGTTGACTATGTAGCATGTGCCAAGCAACTTGCTGATAGCATACGACAATGGCATCCTGATGCCAACATAACTGTACTAACCAAAGAAATGTTGCCCTATGGTGATCTAGGCGGCTATGCCAATGACTGGCAAGTGTTTCATGCTAGCCCGTACAGACAAACTATCAAATTAGAAGCAGACATGTTGGCAGCTAGTCCCATTGACCACTGGTGGACCTTGTTTGAACTTCGCGATGTTGTAGTCAGTCAAGGTGCTAGAGATTTTTACGATCAGACCACTGAGTCAAGATACTATAGAAAAATATTTGATAACAACAATTTACCAGATGTTTACAATGCTATAACCTACTGGCGTGTGAGCCAAACTGCCAAAGAATTTTTTGGTCTTGTAAGAAATATTTTTGAAAATTGGCCAGACTACAGAAAACTATTAAAAATGCCCGATGAGCAAGCCAGCACAGATGTTGTATATGCCATGGCCGCAGTAATCATGGGACTGGATCGTGTTACTTTGCCTACAGGATTAGGTCCTAGTATCGTGCATATGAAAAAGCACATCGTACCTATTGCCACTGACAACTGGACCAATGAACTGGTTTGGGAACATACCAATCCTGGGCTTAGAGTAAATACCATAGCCCAGTGGGGGTTGTTTCACTATCACATCAAAGATTGGATTCACAATGAGTAAAGAAGAAGACAAATTCAAACATTCCAAGCGTTTACAAAAAGATGACAATGCTATTGCCAAACAAGTAAAAATTGCCAAATCTAACAGTCATTTTGATCAACAGAATATCAAAGAACCACATCGTTTGGTCAAGCATCATGCCATGGATTGCGGTAATCCAGAATGTTACATGTGCGGTAATCCTCGCAAAACACACAAAGACAAACTGACACAACAAGAAAAAAGACTGTTTCAAGATGTAGACAAAACAACAGACCGACACAGCAATGGGTTAGCACCAAAAGATGAATGACACCACAGAAAACTTTTGGGCTGCCTGGGCAATACCGTCGGAGGCTCCAAAACCGATATTTTATAGAGTATACTATGATGATCACGGAGACTTCCTATTTTACAGCATGGAAGATGTTCCAGGTAATTACTTAGAGATAGATCAAGCTACCTATGCACAGTCATCGCCGAGAATAAGAGTTGTAGACGGAAAGCTCTATCATATAAAAACAAATGTCGCAACAAAACTGGTTCCTAGCAACCAAGGACAAGCATGTGATCCTAGAGATGTTACTGTGGTAACCACAGGTCAACACAAACAATATTGGGAATTGAAAGCCACTGATGAATCAAATTGATATTGCAGATTTAGACTGCATTTACTTAACATATGACGAACCACAAAAAGAAGAATTTTGGATCCGTATTAAAAACATGGTACCATGGGCCAAGCGTGTGGACGGTGTTAAAGGATCGGATGCCGCCCACAAAGCAGCGGCCCATGCTAGTGATACTGATCGCTTTGTGCTTATTGACGGAGATAATCTGCCTGACGCTGATTTCTTCAACCTCCAATTACATTTGGATTCTACTAATGATAATTGCGTTTTCCGTTGGCGGGCTCGCAATAGCATTAATGGCCTAATGTATGGCAATGGCGGATTGAGTTGTTGGACCAAAGAATTTATCAACAACATGAAGACACACGAAAACTCAGATGGCACTGAAGAAAACGATGTAGAATTTTGTTTTTATTCCAACTATCTAGCCATGCATGATTGTTATAGCGTAACACATCCCAATGGCAGTGCTTATCATGCTTGGCGTGCTGGATTTCGTGAAGGTGTTAAGATGTGCTTGGATCGAGGACGCAGACCCAGTGTAAATGAATTCAAAGATCGTGTACACAGTAGAAATTTAGATCATCTAACAATTTGGCACAATGTAGGTCGAGATGCTGAACATGGTATATGGGCAATCGCTGGTGCCAGGATGGGCACATACATGACCATGCTCACCGCCTGGGACTACAAGTCGGTGCAAGACTTTGATGCGCTGAAAGAATTATGGACCACAGTGGAAGAGTCAAATCCAGAAATACTTGCTGGGCGTGTTGCTGAGGATTTGGTAACGCAATTAGACTTGCCTATCAACAGATTGGACGAGCAAGAAAGCAAATTCTTCAAACATCACTACAAGTCCAACTGGCACAACCGTGGTATTATGACAACTGAAATTGATGTGATACGAGCACAAGAAGGATGGTAAAATGATTGGATTAATTGGCAGTACTGGATTAATTGGTCAAGTATTGTCTCAGCACATCCAATTTGATAAGACATTTAATTCTGCTAACATAGAATCAATTGTTGACTATCAATTTGATATTGTGTATTGTGCTGCACCATCAGGCAACAGACTACTGGCCAATCAAAATCCACAACAAGATTCTGCCAGTATTCAAAAATTAATAAACATCTTGGCACATGCCCGTATACAAAAATTTGTATTGATCAGCACAGTTGATGCAGTACATGCCAGTGATACCACCTACGGCAGCAATAGAAAATTGCTTGAAGATTTTGTCAAGCAACAATTTGCAGATCATCACATTGTTAGATTATGCGGTTTGATTTCAAAGCATATCAAGAAAAACACCCTGTATGATCTCAAACATTCTCAGTACATCTCAGATATTAAATTAGATTTAAAATGTCATTGGTACCCACTGACTAACCTAGTCAAAGATTTATCAACTATTATCAGCAATAATATTCGCGAAGAAAATTTGGTTTCAGAACTTGTTTCGAACAGAGAAATTGTCAATAAATTTTACCCTGACTACATTGATTCTATACTGCCATCAACTGAGTTTGAATCGTACAACTTGACATGCAACAACACTGATATTTTTGGGCAATATCTACTGACCAAACAAGATATTTTTAACTCAATGCAGGATTACATAAATGACAATTGATGTAGTTACTAGTGATTCTATTATTTGGAACAGCAACACTTTTATTGTAGAATTTATTTCTGCGATGTTAAAGAATGACCGTGTAGAAGTATACCTGGCTCCGGAAGGCCCGTGTGCTAAACAACTTGAATTTTACACATTGTTAGACAATATTTGTGCTGAGTTTAAGTTTGATAAAAATAGAATAACCATAGTAACATGCAATCGTTTGGAAACACACTCTGAATATAAAATTAGATATGTGCATAGAATAGCAACATATTTAGGAACTGCAAAACAATATTCTGCACAAATTTCCAACACTGATAAAACTTTCAATGATCAATTTAAATATTTTGGTCATTTTATTGGACATGGAAATCTTCCGAGATTACTACTAGGCAGTTATCTGTATAATCATCAGCAAGATAAAACATTGCAAACATATCATTGTGATATTACATCAGATTATCACAAACCGTTTTTGGGAATAAATGACATGATATCCAGTGGCTGCACCTGGGATCAAATCAATGATGCCATAAACTTAATAAAAAATTCTCCACTCACAATTGACAAAATTGATCAGTACCCAATATTGTCGCCTGCTACATTAAACATATCTAAAGTTTATCCAGATTTTTTTGTTGAAATAGTATCGTTAACATACTACACTGGAAATACTTTTTACACTGATGAGAAAATATGGCGCCCTATAATGATGAAAACACCTTTTATCATACAAGGCCCTCCACACTATATAACCAACTTACACAAACTTGGATTCAAGACATTTGACCATTGGTGGAGTGAAGGTTATTGTGATGATGAATCACAGTGGCAGTATCGACAAATAGTTGATATCATTGATGTTCTTGCATCCAAATCCGTGACTGAAATAAAGCAAATATATACAGAAATGATTCCGGTATTAGAACACAATTTCAACAGAATGTTGGAATTAACCGGCGATGACTTTGATAATCTAATATGAAAAAATTAAAAATACCATACTGTGAATTTTATATTACCAATGTGTGTAATATGTCTTGCACTGGATGTAATAGATTTAATAATTTTCATTTCACTGGATTTCAAAAATGGGATGATTATAAAGACATTTATAAACAGTGGAGTCAAGAAATTGAGTTTAATTCAACTGCGATACTTGGCGGAGAACCGTTTTTAAATCCTTCATTCATGTCATGGGCAAAAGGAATCACAGATTTGTGGCCCAATGCAACTGTGAGAATTATCAGCAACGGCACTAGGTTGCACAAAGTTGCTGGTTTGTATGAGCTATTAGTTGAAAGAAAAAAACTAAAACTATGCGTGGGAATTCACAATAAAAAACACAAAAAAGAAATTGTTCAACAAATAAAAGACTTTTTGCAAGCACCGTTTACAATTGAGTTCTCTGACGAAAATCCTTATCAATCATACATGACTATCACTGACACCAATGGCGTTGAAGTTAAAATAGAATATAATTGGTGGTTCCATCAAGGATCAATTATCAAAGATGAAAATTCATTGACCTTGCATAACAGTGACCCAGTCAAAGCACATGATATATGCCACATGAAGACTTGCCATCATTTTGTATCAGGCAAATTATACAAATGCGGAGTTGTTGCAGTTTTACCAGACTTTGATCAACAAAATAAATTGCAACTATCACAACAAGATCGAGACCTGATGCTCAACTATGCTCCACTGGAACTAACAGCTGATTATGATACTAAATTAAATTTTGTCAATAATTTGACCAATCCTATCAATCAATGTAAATTTTGTCCAGAAGCTTACAATGGCCAACAAATATACGCAGAAGAAAAGAAAAACTTATAATGTACAAATACATTTTTGCTGGTGATAGCTGGGCACTCAAAGGATTTACCACAGATAACTATGCATTTGGTAACGATGATCCCTTGCCTGGTGATGTTAGATTGGCAGATCACTGGGGTATAGAATATATGTTATGTTTGCGTCCCGGGCTTGGTAATCTGGCAATATTAAAAAAGTTATTAACAATGGAAGTTCCATCTGATGTTCCTATTGTTTGGGTATACACTGAACCAGGACGAGATTACGGAAACATAACCAACAGTTCACCATATAACTGGATCACCAGTGAAAACATTTTTGAAATAAGACAAGAACTTGATGCACACATACTTGCTACAATTCGACAACAAGTTCCTAACCCTATAGCACTAATCGGTGGGCTGTCTGACATCAACACAGAGTTAGCTGAGAGTTTGGGATTTACTGTGTTACATCCCAGTTGGCAACAGTGGACTGCTGACAAACTAGGATCACAGTGGTTCAAACAAGGGTGGGGAGCCAGTGACATAGGTTGGCGTATGCACAGCAATAATGTTATTCCTAGTAAGGCTGCAACATTTGCCTGGGACGAACAAATCAAAGAATGGTGTTGGTGGGAAGAACAAGGATACTTTTGTCACGAACATCCTAGTCCACGATCTAATTTGGAATTTGCAGAATTTCTAAAACCCAAAGTAATAGAATGGTTAAGTCAATATGAACAAAGGTGATGAAACAGTCAACAATAAAAGTAAGTTTCTAAACTC